TCGGCAGTACCAACACTGGTAATAGCCTTAGCCTTAGCCAAAGTAGCAGCAGAACCAGGATTGAAGGCACCCTCAACAAATGCAGCCTGAGAGCCAGCATTGAAGGTATCAGCAGCCTTGCTACCACCATCAAACTTGGTAACGTCAATAACAGTAACAGCACCTGCATTGAAGGTGTCTGCTGCCTTAGAGCCACCAGAGAACTTCGTGGTGTCAATAGCAGTAGGAGTACCACCATCAAAGGTATCTGTACCATAGACAGCAGGAGTGAATGTACCCTGTGCAGTAACAGCATCAGAAGTAGAAGCTGCACTCAGCGTCAGAGTCTCATTAGCCTCGTCATAAGAGCTAACCTCACCCTCCGTAGCAAAGGCACTCTTAGACTCAGCACCCAGAGAACCACCTTCAAAGCCACTGTGGCTGTAAGAAGCAGCCTGACCAGCAGTTACAAAGCCTGCCTGAATCTCAGCGGGGGTAAATGCACCCTCAGTATATGAAGGAGCAGTACCTGCGGTGTAGAAACCCTCCTGGATTTCAGCAGGAGTGTAAGCACCCTCTGTGAAGCTTGCCAGTGTGTTAGGAGTAAAGGTGTCAGCAGCCTTAGAAGGAGCAACTGCATCATTGTTGTAACCAGTTACAAAGTCACCATCAGTGCCACCAGTGAAAGTAACAGCAGAAGGAGCATTTGTACCAGCAGGTGTGTAGTCACCACTTGCACTGTCCTTGAATGCCAAAGCTTTCAGAGAACCCGTAGAACCAAACTCACGCCATACACCTCCCTTAGAGAAGATGAACTCCATGTTGCCGTAGCTAACAATGTCACCTGCCTGTGCAGTGTAAGACTCTCCATTAATCTGGATGGGATTGGCGGTAGAACCATCTGAAATCTCAGTAGTGGTAGCATCAATCCAATGAGTACCTCCAGCAATAAGTTCGCGCAGCTCTTCAATGTCTGCCCAAGCTTGAGCATCCTTCAACCAAAGGGTATCTGAACCCTTAACAATTTTACTTAAATACTTTTTTGCGTCTGGCATAATTCCAAAACTTTAAAGTGTTAAACAATAAAAAGAACTATATCTGATTTGTCTTTCGACTTAACCATTCAAATAAATATTTGTGCCTGAATAAAGGGCTTGCCATCCTTCTCTAGAATCAGAGGCTTCTTGTAAGTCAAGCAATAAGACTGTAAGAACTCTGAGAAAAGAGTAATAATCTCCTCATTGGTAATCTTACGGGCATCTTTTGAAATAGAACCGTTCTTTAGGGCTTTACCAAAATAGATACCATCTTCACATTGGAGAAACTCATAATCCTGTAATGTAGATTTTGCCATATTTATACTGGTTTTGTTCCATTGATATACAAAGATTCCTCATTCTGAACATAGGTGTCATCCAACTTGTCAGTAACTTCCTTATTAAGGTCAGCAGTTCTTACGCTGCCATCAATAATCTCATCAGTACCGACAGTGTTAGGACCTAATTCTCCGCCTCCTCCAGGAACAATAGGTTCATCATCATCTGTACTAGGAGTACCCTTGTCATTCATCAGTTTCAAAGCATCCCATTTTCCATTCTTGTATCTATAAAAGCTAAAACCATTTTCTACAGGTCTCAGCCAAAGAACATTAGTGGACTGGGGCTCGTATTTATCTTCTACTATTTTGTCATATATTACCATAATCTTGAAATTTTAAAGGGGAGATGGGGATTACTCTCCATCCCCCGTGTTATAGACAAAAGAGTAGCTTTGTTACCAATTAGCAGACTTCTTAATAGCTACTTTATAACCTGCAAGAACAGTATTCTCCAAGTTATTGACAATCTTATCAAGTTCTGCCTTGGCTCCTACCAAAGTAATGGTCTTCTCACTGTGGCCAATATTATGGCTATTTCCTTCATAGTAGAAGTGAATATCCAACATGCTGTAACCAGTAGCAGCAGAAGGGTTAACCATATACTTGGTGTCAATGTTGTTGGGCCAATCCTGCATACCATAGATATCACCCCGATTCTTGTGATAGAAGTACTCCATATCAGCAACAATCTTAGAGTTAGGCAGAGCATTGGTATTATTGGCAGTAACATCAGTTACAACACCCCATACCTGATCCATCTGATTAGCATAGATGGTAGAAGGCTGAGCACTGAAGTTTACATATTCTACCTTTGCACAACCCAGTCTCCAAGGCTGCTCAACTTCCTCAAGAACAATACCAGTAGCAGTGATAGCACTCAGGTCTGCAACCTTGGTCTTATCCGTAATCTCAGTGTTGTTGGCATCACCCTTAAGAGTAATCTTAATCATCTTCACTGGTTCACGACCAAAGTTCTTTGCAAGATTAATAGCCAAAGCCTTGAACAAAGCATCAACAGAGTTGTTGAATGCCTTTGCTGCACCAAACTTCACCTTGATAGAATCATCACCATTGGCAATGTAGTTCTGAATGGTAACATTGAGAACATAATCCTGACCAACAATAGGAGTAGCACTTACATTAGAATCGAGTTCTACCTCAATCTTCTTCATGATGTGCTTCATGTCATCAGCAGCAGTAGCTTTGATATCCATAATCTGACACTTGTTGACCAAGTCTGACCTCTGGAGGCCATCATCCGTAGCACCCATAATATTAAAGAAGAACTCCTTATTGTCAGCAGTTTCTTTAAGTTTGGCATCACCTGCATTTACAGGGTCTGCATTAGCTGCTACCACACTGTTTACGACGTAAAGCTGTCGTGATTGATTTTCTGTAAACATAATCTTCAAACAATTAAATTAAACTTGAACCAAGGGGTATTTACAGTTACCCGAAGGCATTATCTATTCTCGTTATTATTATTGTTTCTAATTCCTTTAGACCTTAAAGCCATCATGACTGCTCTCTCAAGAATTCTCTGATGGAGAATATCTGGAAGTTCACAATCAGTAGCTTCTGATACACCATTGATGGATATTTCATCCCCTAAATAAGACAGTATAATTGGCTTCAATTTACGCAAGTATCTTACATAGTAAGAAGTAACTCCGTATTTACTAATGATTTCTACATTGCCTTCAGACAAATCCAATCTCAAAGCTCTTCTATCATTGGCTCCTCTGAATGGGTTCTTTCTTATTTTATGATATTCATCCTGTCTTACAGGATATACATCCAAAGAAGTAGAACCCTCACACTTACCATCAGTAATAAGTACTCTTTCAAAGGTAATGAACCAAAGATTTTCTGGTAAGGTAAAGAACTTTGAATTACTTTCCAGCCCAAGAAACTTACCATTGGAAGTAGTAATGGGACTCAGTTCTGCCTCTTCAATAAGGGGAGCAAGGTATCTACGCAACTCTTCTGTGCTTTCAAAAGATTCCTTGTCTGTATTCTTACCATTGTACAAAGAGAGAACTTCCTCTTCCTGAGCTTGAGTCAGGAATAAAGATTTCTCATACTCATTTAATGCTATATCTATCTTAGCATTGGGTTCACCATACTGGATAGTATTTGCAAAGCTATTGAGTAGGGTATCAAATCCGTTTGAAAAATTCTCTCTCGTCATATCTGTAGTCTATTAAGTTACTCACTACGCTGACCTGCTGCCATTACCATCTGAGCATTGTCATTGCCAGTAGCAGTCCAAGCTATCTTAGCAAGCTCTACTGCTCTCTGAAGAATATCCTCATGAAGAATGGGGTCTAGCTCACATTGATGGCTTGCGTCATATCCCTGTCCATTAATCTTCAAGCCATCAATGTCACCAACAATAATTGGGTTGGGTCTTCTCAAGTATCTGAGAGTATACACCAAACTATCGTTATTGTCATACTCTGGAGCAGCGATAATCTCAACATACTTCTCATAATTAGCACCATTAATAGCACCAGAATTAATCAGTCTCCAAGCCTGATGTTTCAAAGGACGCTTAAAGGGCTTTGACATTAGTCTTGTATACTCATCATATCTGAGAGGTATTATCTGGAAAGACTTATTACTTGCTGAGTCTGACAATGCTTCATTGATGATGATAAATACTTTTGATGGGAACTTATACACATGACTTCTAGGATCAAGCTTAGATGAGCTTGAAGGCAAAGAAGCAGCACTCTCATTAGAGGTTCTCATCAGTAAAGAGAAATCTGCCTGACGTTTAGCAGAGTCATCAAAGCCCTGCTGAATGTTATTTCCCTTGCTGTTGGCTGTGAAATAGTTCTTAATTATCTCATCCTGTGCCTTAGTAAGGAATACACTCTTTTCATATTCATTCAAGCCTGGTGCTTGATTGGATGTAATGTTGTTGTAGTGAACATCAAACAACTCTGAAAACTCTTCTAAATTCATATTCGTTTTATTTTTTATTAGCTGCTAGGGGACTGACTTTCACCTCAGCCCCCAGGCAACTGTGGTTAATCTTCTTCTGTCTCACCTTTCAACTGTGCTTGTAGCTTAAACAGTCTCTCTTGGTTAGAGGGCTTGCTGAGCCACTTAGCAGCCATCTTCAATGTAGGCTCTTCACCATCACCACACATAGGAACATTACCGTCTTTGATATACAAGAATCCACCTCTGTCAGCAACGACACCTTTAGAGATACACTTGCGAATAAGAACCTTGTTATCAAGACTGTCATCATCCATAATAGAAAGGAACATTCTTGCATTCTTAGGTGTATTCTTAATTAAGTCAAGAGCCTGTGTCTGCAACCACTCAAGAGAAGTTGCATCTGAGTATTTCTTACCCATCATGGTCTCTACAACAAGCTTCAGAATATCCTTATCCTCAGCAATCTTACCAAGTTTCATTACAGCCTGAATAGTTGCATCGGTGTTATTCTTAGACATCTTGCTTTCCTGACCTTCACGGATAATTACAAACTCATAGGTTTCCTTGGGTCTAGCTGCCCACTCATCCATGGAAGGGCAAATTTTATCTTTATTAGCCATCAGAATTTTCACAGCGATATAGTCTGTGGGCTTACTGAGGTCAAAAATATTATCACGTTTTTTAAGTGTTACTGAACCAAAGCCATTGGGATTTGCATCACTCCAGAAGTTCTCTTCTTTGGGGGTCTTGTAAACTGAAAGGGCATTCTTAGGTAGCCCCATCTTATACTCCAAATAGTCTTTCTCGTCATCAGTCAACACATTGACAAAGTTATTGCTCTTCTGCAACTTGGGAACACAATAGATATAGAAGGCATTCTCATGCATTCCATCACCCATAACATGATTACTGTCTTGCACCAAATTAGTACGCTTGGGTAACTTTCTTACTATGACTCTTTCATTGCGTAGGCAATTCCTCATCTCAATATTCTTCTCTTCTTCCATTTTCAAATCTCCTTTTGTTTTCTGTTTTTTATTGTTTTGATTTTATAAAGCTTAAGAGGGAGAAGGAGAAGATTGACAACTCCTTACTCCCACTTGCTTTATTTATTTAGCCTTCAAGAATATCAGGCAGTACTCTTACAGTACGAGTTGGATCCCAGATAACCATACCTGTGTCTGCCATCTTGTGAATTACAGCAGCATCCTCATCGTTACTCATGTTGTCATTGTTCCAAGCACCAGTGAAAGGATTACGCATACCTGCTTCATAGCCACGCCACTCATCAGGATGTCCCTTAATCTTACATTTCTGGATGTTAGGCTCAACACTTGAACCAAGGTCAAGAACATCAAAGCAGTAAGAGCTGATTGGGCCGCCTTTAGGATGGTCAAGCTTGTAACCACTATGATTCTTGTTATCCTTGCTTTGGTCTACCTCAAGAGTAATCTTGACACCCATAGGACCAATCCACTCAACTACCTGAGGAGTTGCAATAGAGATTGCACCACCATAAGGAGCATGAGCAGCAGAAGCCTTCTTAGCAAGACCAAGTGCTACAGCATCAAACTCATAAGCTGACTTCCAACCAGAACCATCCTTAGACATTTCCTGCTGCAACCAAGCAATACCACGCTCACCACCTCTAACAGTTACTGCTCTGTCAGTAAAGTCAACACGACCTGCAAACAATGCATAGAGTGCTTCGTTAATCATGCGGAGAGGAGAATCATTGTAGTAAATAGTATTACCACCCTGCTCCATCAACTCATACATACCAGCACCAGTCTTAATGGCATCACCAGAAACACCGATATTAGTATACTCACCATTCTTATTGCGGTTACTGCGACCCCAAGCAAGAGCATAGTTCTTGTAATCACGGAAAGTCTTCTCAAGCTCAAAGTCAACATTCAGCATCCAAGAATTAACAGGAGTAGGCTTAACACCCTGACCTTTATTAATAAGTACTGAAATAGCCAGCTTATCATCCATCATGTCACCAGATACTTTGTGATGAATACGGATGTGAGAGAATTCATTGCGAATCTGTGCAGGAATAGCATGGCGAATACCACCAACTTTTCTAGAAAGACCCCCCTCAACAAATGCTGCACCATAAGAGAAGTTCTCACCAGGCATCAAACGCTCTGCGGGAACACCATCAGTGATACCTGCCATTGTCTCTACCTTATAAACATAGCGAGTACCCTCTTCACGGGCATCCTCAAGGACTCGCAGTGGATACTTGTTACCAAGATTACCCTCGATGGTTTCTCCCTTGAAGAACCAGTGCTCATCAAATACCAGATAGAAGGGCTGTGTACCAGCACCTACATTGTCAACATGATTGGCATCAACTACAACACCGTTTTCATCACGGCATTCTACCAAAGGAATAACACGGTCTGTAGAACCAGTTACATCCCATACATAGTCATCACCACTCTCAAATTCTTTGGTAGGAAGTCCTGACAACATCGTATCAAGAGTCTTACCATACTTAGCTGCCATCAATTCTACCATAAGGCCACTAACCTTCTGAGTCTTTGAACCAAAGATAGAGCTGATGTGAGTCTTCTTGGTAATGTTTGGTGCCCAAGCATCGAAATGCTGCATCGTAAATTTACCTAATTGTCCAGCCATAATCAACTAAAAATTAATCATTAATAAATTCAAATATTTTCCCTGTTTTATTTCAACTTTATGCTAAAGTCCAATTTTCACGATTCTCAGTATCTGGAGCTGAGTTTGCCAGATTCAGAGTTCCATCTCCATTCCTGCGAGTTGTATTAAGCACATTGGCTACTTCTTCAAAGCCTTTTTTGATGCCTTGCTGCACCTTCTTCTGAGTAAGTTTATTCACACTCTTGAACTCATCTGTAAGTGCAAATAGAAGTGCTACATTTTCCATGAACTCCGTAGGGTGTTCTCTCTGGTATTTCTGAAGAGCATTCATGTAGTTACCTTGCTCATCTTTATAAATGGGTTTGGTAATTGAGTCATAGGCTTTCTGCCTTGTCTGTTTGTCTACCTTCACACCATCATAGAAACTCTCGTTGTCCAGAATGTGCTTCTTTAGATTGGAGAACTGCTTTTGCTCATTGGCTTTTTGGGCCTGCTGTCTTTCTTCTATTTCTTTTTGGAAATCATCAATCTGCTGCTTATAGAATTTCTTACAAGAATTGTAGGCTTCTTTTGCGTCATCTAAATCAGTACCATCATCAAAGCTTCTCTGAATCATCTTCACAGCTCTTTCATGCTCGAATCCTCGGTTAATGTAGTCTTGATACATTACTCTCTTCCTCAGATTCTCTCCATCTTCTCCTTCCTTATTCAGGGTATCCACAGTATCTTTGTTTTCCAAGAACTGTGTAAGATTGATGGCATTCTGGTACTGTTGCATTTCTTCAGTGGTTGCACCACCTTCCATAGCATTCTTTAATCGTCTTTGTTCCTCAGTAAACATATTTGAAATCTGGTCATCAAATAGTTTCTTAAGGGTTGCAGCATCTTTGACAGCATCAATAGCATCATCAGAAAGGTCAGGGAAAACACCTTCGTCTCTTACTGCCTTGGCAATGGAAGAGAAGAGATTTACTTGTGGAGAACCTTGGCCATCTGATGACTTAGGTGCTCCCCCGTTTCCCTCTGTATTCTCCTCACTGCCTACGCTCTCTGGTTGATTACCTAGTAAATCGGAAAAATCTACCTCAGCAGTTTCTTCTGTCTCATTATTTTCTGTACTCGCAGGAGTCTCTTCTCCTGTGTTAGTTTCAGGATTCGTTTCCTCTTCCTGAGTTGCATTGTCGCTGAACATCTTCTCCACTTCTTCAGCTCCAAGCATGTTGTCTAATCCAATACCTTCCATAATTAATTCCACATTATTGTTAAAATTCTGTTGCAAAAATATGTAGAAAAAGAGGAGCACACAAGTGAGTAAATTTTCTACTTATATTTGCACAAATAAAAATAAAAATAAGCCACCTTCACAGGCAGCTTATCTACTAATAACTAAAAACCTAAAACTATAAATATTACTACTAACCTAAAACAATATATAAGAAAACTAACTTATGAAAGCCGCTGCTTTCCCATTTGAATAAACACACTAATGTTAAACTCTCTTGCTTTTAGTTTCCACTACTTTTAGTTTTTGCGATTCTTTCTTGACTCTTTATCTTCTCCCTCTCAAGCTGCAACTTTTCTCTTTCCAGCTGATTCTTTTCCTTGCTTTCCTGAATTTGCTGTTGGAGTTGTAGTCTGTCCTTTTCTGAGATAGGAGTTTGGGGAGTATCTGTAAATCCAGATGCTCTAGCAACAGAGGAGTCAATGTTAGCCTGAGCTTGAATTTGGGCAACAAGAACCCTGGTTTCATTATCTCGCTGATTCTGAATTTCTTTCTGCTCCATCTCAAGCTGCTTCTGCTGAGCTTCTGCCTCCAACTGCTCTTGCTGCATTTGCTGCTGAATCTGCTGTTGCTGTTGTTGTAATTCTTCAGCATGTCTCTCTGCTGCTTCCATCATTCTAATCTTCTCAGAAATAGAATCGGTAGAATATAACTTCATCAGAGTAGAGAAATTGAACATCTGATTCTGAATACCTGCTTGAGCAAGAGTATCCAATTTCTGCATAAGCATTCTTGTTCCAGAAGAACTATCAACTACAATACCATAGTCACACTCAGCAAATTCATCTCCATCTATTGTCTCTAGTGCTCTTGCACCATTAGACAGGATATACTCAAACTTCTTCTTTCTTCCCTTAAGAGCTATCTTTGCTGTTTCAATGAATGCTTCCAGTACTCTCTTCTTGAGGTTATCATGTCTTGCAAAAATAGACTCTGTAATATGTGAGGACTGAAGTGTGGCTCTTTCTACACCACCTACAGTTTCTCTATTGGATACCTGACCTAGTCTCTGGGGAGTAATTCCGCAGGCTTTACCCATTTGGGTATCAAGCCAGTCAAGCAGTTGAATATTAAACTGAATCTCAGTATTAACTGATGCATCAATAACACCTGAAGAGTTGTTATTCAAAGCACCTGCTATCTTACCTGTGGCATTTCCTTTCTTACCCTCATTAAATGAATTCTTTACCCACAGGTGATTAACCTTGGCAAAGTGAAGGAGCTTATCCATCTTCCAAGTATCAGGAGTAAAGGCGAAGTCCATCTCCACAAGTTTACCCAAGTTAGACTCAAGCAACTTATAGAGCTTATCCATTGTAGCATCGAAGAGGTAAACATAAGGCTTCAGAATATCCACCATAGAAGGACTGTGGTGCTTGCCTATATTATATATCTGACCAATAATACCAAAATGACACCTTGAAGGATTGCTCATTGAGTTATACTGAATAGGTCTTGGTCTGATATTCACATATATATCTGTTCCTATTTTGGTTCCTTCCCATGCTTCATTAACCCAGAAAATCTCTTCTTCTTCTCCTAAGACTTTATTTGGGATATAAGTCTCTGGATAAAAGTGGAATTCTTCTTCCCCTGTCTGGGGGTCATATTTCTTAATCTTCTTAATCTTCCTACTTGACTTCCAATATACCCTAAGAACTCTCACATTACCTTCTCCATCAAAAGGAAGTGCTCCAGAAACAAAACCATATTCTCCCAACATTGCTGAGAAGAAATGCGGATTGTTAACCATTTGGTTTCCCCACTCAGGATCCATAAAGGCATTGTTCTCATCCCATAAAGGTTCGTCAGTAGTATCATCTACATTTCCTGCTTCAAGCTTATTCAGGTATTCCCAGTCTTTCTTAGTAAGAACATCGTGATAATTATCCTTTACCCAACCAATATTTCTATAGGTTTCCCAAATAATCATATCAGCATCTTCTGCCTTATTGGAATTTCCTGACCTATAAATACGGAGTTCCAAGGGGTCTATTCTTTCTATAACAGGCTCTCCACCCATAATATCTACAGAATAATATTCTTCATTAGCAGTAAGGACATCCATAAAACCTTCGGTATCGAAGATATTACGGAAGTCATACTGCATATTATAATGGTTAAGGAGTCTGTTAGCTCTTACTTCACGCATATCCTGATATTGATAAGTGAAGTAGTCATTTTGTTCTTGCAGTCTTTTCTGGTAATCCTCTTCTGATATTGATTGGTCTTGAATCAGACTTTGAAGACTTTGATAGACTTCTTCCTTCTTCTTGTTCTCAATATCACTTATTGCATTGGGATTAGTAACCACCGCTGTCCACTCAAAAGGTCTGTCTTCAGCTTCTCCTCTCAATAACTCCAAATAGGAATTAAGCGTAGGATAATGCTGAAGAGTATCTGGAATGAAGGTTGCCTTCAATTGATTAGGATTGAGTACATAGGCAATATCATCCTTATGGACTTTCATATTCACAAGGTCATAATTTATTCTCTTGTGAAGTACTGATTTCTGAACTGCTGAGACATGCATAAATGTACCTTTGTTGTCTGCAAAGTCCACACACTGCTTGCCCCACTTAGCTCCCTTCTGTTTATAAGAGAGCATTTGTCTTGGAAATCCAGTAAATAATGCTACACTCATATTTAATATATTTTCTGCAAAAATAGATAGATAAATTCGTGATTACAAACCAGTAATTTTTTTACTGGGTTAGTATCCCATTTCTTTCTTATACATCATCAAATTCATTTCATCTTCATCTTCCTCATGATAATTATTGCTCCAAAACTCATCATTAGCTGGGTCATTTGGGTCTGGAATATCATCATCTCTTCCATTATAAGAACCTCCCATCAACCTAAGCTTGTCTTCTCTAAGCAGCATTAGCATGCCCATTGCAGATACTCGGTCAAAGTTTCCAAATGGATTCCACTGAGAGAGTTCTATAAGAAGTGCCTTATTCTTAATAAAGTCCAAATTCCTCTTCTTTATCTCCTTTTCTTCCCCATCTTCTGCTACAATAACTGTTTGTGGAGTCAAAAGATATTTTGCAATAAGCTGTCTTCCCCAACCATTAATAGATTGAGAAGCATTTGTACCTTTTGCTGTATTGCCAACACCTCCAGGCTTCATCATTTGCTTATCTACAAGAATCTCCAGAACATCAGTTAGAAGATAAGTAGAATTCATTTTAGAGAAATGACCAAACAATCCTTTCTTGTTATTTTCATAATTTAGTCTTGCATTATAATACAGACACAATCTTCTACAAATCTCAAAATAGTCATCTGCCATCGGAGGTCTTCCAGTGTATTCAGCTACTATCCTATCAGTCATAAGGTCAAGAATAAGAATAGAACCTAGAGAAGTAGTAGTTGATTCATCGTTATCATAGGGGTCAGCTCCTGCTATATATCTATTTGCATACACATCACCATTGGAATCTGTCTGTGGCTTTTCATAGATTTCTATGGCTCCAGGCATGTTCTTATTGTCTTTCTGCTGATAGAATCTTATTGGAGTATCTGAAGTAGGAACAAACTCTACTTTATTATCAGTGATTACTAATTGTCCTACTAAAGTATCATCGTAGAAATTAGGATTTGAATTGATTTCAAGTATTCTGTTCTCTATATCTACTACTGGGAACTGGCTTACACCTCCTTGAATGATAGCTTCAGAAGGAGTAATAGGCATATTAGATACTACCTTAATGATGGTCTTGGGGTCTGAAGTCTCATATTTGGCAGTATATCTTGACTGAAGAAGAAACAGTAATGAGCCAATTACATCAGTAACTCCGTCCTTATTAAAATAACCCTTCAGATTAATGTATGCAGGGGTAAAGAAAGCAAACCAGGGTCTTCCTTGATTGGGTTTATCCCACACATTTGGAACTGCGTATACATCGTAGCCCTTAGGATTGTACACTAATTCTTGAGCACCATGAAAGTCAGAATCCTTATCACCCGCTGTATTATGAGTAATAATATTGTTTGCCAAATATGTATGACTGAATGCTGCACTTAAGTTATAAACAGTCTGCTCTCCAATATTAGTTATCGAAACTATTTTGTGAGTAATAAATTCTTTAGGTTGGTTACTTGGAGTTTTTGACTGATTATCTCTAAACCAATCAGCACATTTTTGTAGTGTGCTTGCTTTATACCCCACTAGTAGTCGCAATACTTTACTAGCTCTCGGCAAATTTTCTCTACCTGCTATGGTAAGAGTAAACCAACTTCCAATATTTTTAATTAAATGTCCATGTACTATATGAGAATCACTATGTGGATGTATTTCAGATATACTACCACATACACCAAACTTCCTCCATAAAATAAGAATCTGCTCTAAAATCTCCCTATTTGACTGTACAAGATATAAAGCACTGTCTTTCCCTTTAAAGAATATTGATCCATCAGTATCATAAAGTCCAGAAAGCAATAAAGCACTGTCTTCTTTTGTTAAAGTCTGGTAATTTATTGGTAGTCTTTTATTCTTTTTTACTTGGCCAAAAATACCTATTTCTCTTAACTTTGGACAAATATTTCTAACTCTATATTCCTTATATGTTTTACCTGTTTTTCCTTCTCTTTCTAAATAACAAGTAATATCATATTTACTCTCCAAATAACTTTGTAGTTCTGAATCCTCAGAACAGTACTTAGGAGTTCCATCATATCTATAAGTACCATCACCAATTAGCATTCCAACAAACCTAGAATCAAATAGTGTATCTACACCAAACACATCAATTTCTCTAAGTTCACATACTCTTTGCCCTACTTTTAAATCTTTTGCCTTTACAAAATCTGAAGAATAATATGGGTTTCTTAAACTTGTTCCGCTAATTCTTGGAGTATGCTTATTGAGGGTGAGAACAGGGTGATCTATAGAACATCTGAGTTTATTACCGGAAGACAGTACGATTTCCACACACTCTTTTGTGTGTGGTTCTACCATCTTAGCTATAGGCTCTTTAGTGATTCCTTTAGTAAGAATACTTTTATAGTCATCATTACCTATCTCATTACTATAGCCTACAATACCATCTTCTTTTCTTAATTCCTGGATAGAAATATTTCTACCATCTATAGTCCACACTTTTGTATCAGCACACACGCATCCTACCAAATATGCAAGACCATAAACATAGGGGCCCTCCTTCATTCCATCACGTACATTGTTATATATATCTATAAGGTTTGGAAAAGAACCAAACTCTTCAAATAAAATATAACCACGCTTACCACGAATTTTAGCAACGTCATCCTTAGAAGAAAGACCTAACAGAATATTTTGGTCTCCTACTTCAGCACCAGTAAACTTATCCTTGTATCCAGATCTCCAAGACATCTTATTAGGAGAATTTATCAACATTCTTCTTGGCCATGCTATCATATTCTCAGCAAGGAAAGACTTGATAGGAATAAACTTTGAGAAAGTACCATCCTTTTCTGCAAGGTACTCTCTTAAATAAGCTGTAAGAATAGTGGTGGTTCTCTTATGCGCTTCCCTATTTTCTCCAAGAATTAGGTTATGAGCCATAATTGCCGCTAAGCAGAAAGACTTACCTGAACCACGTTTAGATAACTCTACAGCATGATTACCTCCTTCAAAATTATTATAAAGGCCCCCATTTCTTGCTTGGTCTATATAGTGGAATCTCCAATAGGTTGCTTCCCATATTTCTGGAAACCCTTCTGTTCTAGATGCTCTCTTTTTGTTTTTATCTTTATCTACCTTAGTTACCATCATTGGAACGTAGTTCAGATAAAAATACATATAACCTGTTACCCATTCTCCATCAGAGGGTCTTACATATCCTTCCCAACACCTCCTTATTTCTTCTCTAATCCATCTGCCAAAAGGAGAATTGGGATTCTTATTGGGCTTCAAATCTGTATATCTGCCATCTTTTTGAAATTTCAAGGCAGCAGGTCTGAAGTAATCCATATTCTCCAGAATATGAGGATTGGCAAGGTCAACAATTATCCTTCCCTTTTCATCTCTTGGCCTATCTTTTGCTCTCTGCCTACTAGGGCTAATAAGGTTTTTGATAAAAGGTACAGATAGTATAAATTCCCAAAATTGTTCTTGGACTTCTTTGGGATACTTATCCAGCAACTCCTTTGTGATGGGAGTCTGAAACTCATTTAACTGCTTGTTATCAAATATATTTTTCTCTTCTTCCATAATCTCTCCACTTTAAAAATCCCCCCTATCTTCTCAGACAAGGGGGATACCACTCATCAATTAATAGACCTAAAAACAAATTATGTTTTTCTGTGGGCTCTAACTATAAAATAAACAATTAGAAATATTATAAAAGACAAACAAGTACCTATGGCTATACCTCCCATATCCATTTTAATCTGCTCCCATTTACCAAGCTTTCTTTCTACTGGATATGGAATTTGTATAGAATCCTTTTTTGAAATATATAAAGTATCGTGAATTTGTTTCTCTTTATATTTTGTATGCCAATGTTCTATTCTGACAGTATCGCCTTTCTCTGTTACATAAATACTATCCTTTACATAGATACTATCATACTTAACAAGGTTTTTATATACAGTATCTGTCTTTACAGTCTCTACTGGTATATACTGAATACTTTTACAACCTGCAAAAAGCAGAGATAAAATAACAATCAGAATGATACCTGCTAGACTGAAAATACACGATCTCATACTTACCTTGGATTTCTCCTCGTAAAGTTTTTCGTAGTAATAATATTCTTCCTTTTTCATATTATAGTTTTTTGTATTCTTGTCTTGCATTAAATGATGGGCACTCTTTACCAGAATCAAAATCTCTATGCCCATATATCTGAGCTTTTGGATAGAGCTTCTTCAAATCCAGCAACAGAGAGAGTAAAGAAGCCTTTTGTTCTTCTGTTCTGGTATCCTTAGCTTTCAGTAAATGGTATGGGGTATTGGGTTTGTTCTCTACACCTCCAACATAGCAAATTCCAATAGAATGTTGATTATGCCCATTCTTAGCACAATGTGCTCCTACCAAATCCACATCCCTGCCTTCGTGTATAGTACCATCTCTATATATAACATAATGATATCCTATGTCACTCCAGCCTTGTTTCTTGTGGTCATTTCTAATATCCTCCACAGAATAGTCCTTTCCCTCAGGAGTTGCAGAGCAATGTACTATCAATTCATTGATGTATCTCTTACTCTTCTTCAGCTTTAATGGAAGCAAGTAGGCAAGAGTTTGAGGGCCAACAATTCCATCAACTGTCAAACCATTAACCTTCTGGAATTCCTTAATAGCCTCTTCTGTCAGGATACCAAAGATTCCATCCGGATAAAGATGTAAAGCCTTCTGGATTTGCTTAACTACTTCTCCTTTTGAGCCTTTCTTGTATAATACCATTAGTTTTCCAAATTAGTTTCTTTGTCAAACTCTTCTTTTAGTTCACTCAAGTCAGTATCAAAATGTCTTTCTGTCTTGTCAATAAGAACCTTTGCCAGTACTTTCCACAATCTGTATCCACGATCTCCAGGAACTCTACAAGATGCTTTGTTTTCGGCAATTGATAAAAATTGCACACCGCAAATAGCTCCTGTGGCAATGTAGCTTAGTGGAACATATAAATCTACAAACACATACTTTTGTGCTGCAAACATCAGAAGGATAATAACAAAGCTTTCTATCATGGTTGGAACCATCCCCCAAGCTTTAAAGCTAACATACTTGGCAGGTCTTTGTTTCTTGTCTGGATACCTGTCTTTTACACGTTTGTCTAACTCATAGGCTGTCCAAGAGTCATACACAATAAAAGCAATAGCCACATATATTAGTGGGAATGTAGGCTCAAAGACACCTATAAACCACCCCAAGATACCACCTAAGGCACTGATAATCCATTCTGAATATCTTTCCATTTTTCCTTTTCTGTTTTATTACTTGTGCAAAAATAGACAGAAAAAGAAGTACTCACAAACCAATAAATTTTTCACTTATACATATACGAAAAAAGAGCAAGCTTTTTGGCTTGCTCCTTTATTTAAATCCAGCTATAATTTACTTACAACTTACTAGCTTCATAGCTGAACATTTGCATCAGCATCTTTTTAGTCAATCCTAGTTTTGCTTCTTCTTCTGTAGTAACCCCGTGATTGTAGTTTTCTGTCAATTTAATTAATGGAGTATTCTTTACTTGGCCATCTACAACGCTTATTGCCTGCACTTCCATAGTAATAGTATGGTAGGCTTTTATAGACAAAGTCTGGATGTCACTATAATTAATAACGATAGAGGCTTTGGTAAAAACCTTACTGTACCAAGTTTCAAAACTGTCCTTAATGAGATTAATGATTTGTTGAGTGTCCATAAAATTTAATGTATTAATGAGTGGAAAGGGACTGGGTTTCCCCAATCCCTCTGCAAAGTTAAACATTTTATGGCACTCTGACACTCTTTTCTAAAATCTTTTAATATATTTTTAGACGTTATCTAGACCATCATCAAATAAGGTCTTCTCAATAGAACCTTTGGCTTCTCCATATTCCATCTCTTCATTAAGAGATTTCTCTGCATCCTTAATCATAGAAGCTACTTCTGGAATCATCTTCAAGGCTGTAAGGTATTCTTTCAAGCTCTTTGTATCATCTGGACTCAATTCATCTAAAGTATCCTGCACCTTTTTCACCGCTTTCATGGCAGCTCTAAGAAGCATAGCAGAAGAAGTGTCAAAGGTAGAATAGAATTCCATAGCAGCCTTCAATGTTGCATCTGGTTTCCAGTCCTCTGGGAACCCCTGACCTTCTTTTACTGCTGCTAGTCTGTCTTCCTCATCAATAATATATTGATAGTCAGACCTAGGATCACAGTAGAAATAAAGGAATCCAAACTCCATCATTGCCCTTTCTTTATCCTTGGATTTGTCTCTAGCCCAAAGCTTCTTAAAAGGCTTTAGAGTCAGTGCTTCTGGAGCTATCCTTACTTCATATCCTTCATACTTAAACAGCTTCATTTTTAGTATCTTTGAATTTAAAACTTCTCAAAGCTTCTAGTAGGAAACTACTGAAAGAATTCACAAACACCTCGTCTTCAGATAAATCATTCCTACCCATTGTATCTAAAATGGTATGGGTCAATTCATGATAAAAAGTATTTTGCTTACTGGTTTCTGATTGCTTCTTATCTTTGAAATTATTGGCTATTCTTACAAATCCAGCACCAAGACAGCAATCTCCTAGATTACCATCTAATGAATCAACTTTGGTCACTTGTAGTAGTTGTCCTCCTACAGTGTATTCTTCTGGGATATCTATAATCATACTTTAATCTTATTATTTGGAAGAATGAACTTTGTCTTGGGTTTCTCAATCTGAATCAGCTTGTGCTTACTCTTTTCGTAAGTAACCTCTTCATAATCTTCCAGTATATACTTAATGTCTCTCTGGTCAATAATGAAACAAGTAACAGCCTCTCCATCAGTACCCTCTAACTCAACCTCATTAAGATGCAGGCTTACAATCTTGTTGGTGCCGTTAACCTTAATAGAGTTCTCATTGTTCTCAAAGGAACAGTATTTATAGAGATTAATCTCAACTACATCCCCTGGTTTAACCATGCTAACATCATCACCTACAGCAATAACTTCCTGATAAGTTTTAAGGTCTCCACGCTTATGTATTATCAGACCTGCTTCATCAAAATCATCCCAACCATAAAGATTCTCAGTCACGAGAACCTGACAGCCCATTGGCTTTATTTTCTTTACTTTTAACATCTCTGTACAATTTTCTTTTTTTGTGATACTTTTCTAACTTATTATAGTCTACATACAATTTTCCAAGAAAAGGAAGATTGATGTTACTTACAGTAGAGTCATACTCTTCTTTGGATAGCTCTCTGAGGGGCAAACTGGATATATGTTCTTTGATGAAAAACCAGTAGCTCTTATAGACACTTTCCACTATCTTCTGGTCAACACTAAGATTTCTGGCTACTTTCTTTATGGCCAAGTTTAATGTGTTGTTCATTCTTAAAATCAAAGTGTACCATTAGCCCCACACCCTCATCTGTAATAGTAGGAATAAGATTTAGGTGTATCTTACCATCCTTAATAACTCCATTCTTTCTGAACTTACTCATGATAACCTGGAAGTGCTTTGCCGATGTTCCACAGGTTTTTCTGATGTCTCTTTTTGTTTCCTCAGACATCAGTACCCTGTCTACTCTATCAGAATTGATAATCTCCTTGCTGAGATTATATCTGACTTTGAGGAACTCAGCAAGCACATCCATCTCTCTCTTAGTAAGTTCATGGAGTGGCCTCAGAAACTCAACCCAGCATCTGAAGAAGTCCCCATCAGGAGACATCTTCAGTTTTGGGTTAGAAGTCAGTTTAATGTAATTAGTAACTTTCTCCATAGAAACAAGATTTAGTTCTTGTCTTCTTCTTTCTTCTCTGAAGCATCCATTGCCTTTGAAATAATTTCTTCTATCTTAGAAGAACAACGAGTGATGAATTTCTCATTAAAGTGCTCACTCTTACCAAGAATATCAAGAAGCATACCAATCTCATTAAAATCTGCGAGAGCATTCTGCAAATTGCGGATGTGTTCCTGCATTTGTCTACACTGCTGGTTCAAATTACCTGCAATCTGCTCTAGCTGTTCATAAGAAAGTTTCTCCTGATGACCAGGATTCTCCACGTTTCCCTTAGGGGCATTCATTGCAACTGTTTTCTTCTCTTCTGTCATAATTCCACAATTTTTTATAGTTTAACAATAATTATTCTAGCACCAATAAGGCCACTTACGTTCTTCTTTCTTCTCTTCTTTTGTACAAAAATGGTGGCCGTATCTTTCTACATACATTTCATCCCATTCCTCAAAGCTTGCTTCCCCTATGTCCACAGTACCACAGTCTTCACAATAACTCTGGTTTTCAACCATAGGCATCTGGCATATTTTCAGTGATAAACACCTTTTGCAGTAATATACTGGCTCGTCATCGTAAGATTCCCTATCCATTACAATTTTAGTTTTAAGTATAACACTTTGAGTAACTGATTGCAAATATATTAATATCAAGGTTGCCAATCAATTAATATCATCCAATAATAATTCCGTTAACAATTTTTTTCACAGGTTTAATACAATCTTCACAAAAAAGCAGTAATTTTGTGGCCAATAAACATAAAAAATAAAAGACGAATACTTTAAGCATCGTCTTCCTAAAATAAACTCAAAATACTGGATTATTTATAAATTCTTTATAGTGTATGATTCCTAAAATCAGAAATACTCTCTATTATTCTAGGTATCAACTACTTAAAGGGCACCTATACTTCGGGGGTTTGAATCCCTCACTCTCCGCAAGTAAACATAGGAAGGCCCTATTTAAAGGGTTTTCCTATTATTTTTTATTTATTATTCTTTATAAATTCTTTATAGCTCAAAAATTATTCTTTAGAATTTTACACTAATTTCCCTCATTAACAAATCATTAAATATTATTAACAATGAATAACAAATTCCCCAAAATAAACCTTATATATAATAGGTATAAGAAAGCAAGTGATATTAAACCCGCAGTAGTTGAAATCAGAGTAACCTATAACTACCAACAGAAATACTTCAGCACTGGAGTCTGGTTATACCCAAACCAATGGAAGAATGGGATGATAATTAATTGTGAGGATATTGTCCATATCAGTAAAGTACTTAATGAGCAAGTATCCAACATCAAGGAGGTTCTTTTAGATATGCTAAAAGAAGATTCTTTGGATTTAAATCATATACAAGATAGACTCAACAAAAAGAGTTTAGAGAAGATTTCTTTTATAGATTACTGTATTCAAAGAGCTACTATTAGAAAATATGGAAAGGAGAGGGATACACAAGAAAGGTATAACAGGTTTATTAGAATGTTCTCTAAATGGGGAAAAATAAAAACCTTTAACGATATTAAAGACAGCAATATTATTGCCTACGATATACACTTAGCAAAACAAGGAATGACAAACTATAGTAAATGGCAAAACTACCACCGCTTTCTTAATAGTTTTATTTTAGATGCAATAAATGATGGACTAGTAATTAGAAATCCATATAAGTGGATTAATATCGAAAAAGATAAAACCACTTCAGGACTTAATAGGTGTTTAACTCCAAAAGAGTTTAAACAGCTTAAAGATGCCAAAATGCCAACAGAATGCCTAGAAAGAGTAAGAGACTTGTTTGTGTTTCAAACTTATACTTGCCTCAGGTATTCTGATCTAGCAAGATTTAATAGCAACAATATAGTTACAATTAATGAAACAGAAGTATATAAATGCACACAAAAGAAAACAAAGAAGAGTGCTACTGTTCCTTTACTCAAGCCAGCTTTGGATATTCTCGATAAATACAAGGGATTCTTACCCATTATATCTAATGTAAAATATAATGAGTATTTAAAAATTGTGGCCCAAGCTTCTGGTATTGACAAGCCCATAAGTACACACTGGGCTAGGCATACTGGAGCTACTATACTTCTAAATGAAGGCATAGACATGAAGATAGTTTCTAAGATATGCGGGCACTCTTCATTAAAGATTACTGAACAGGTGTATGCAAAACTACTTGATGAAACAGTAGTAGAGGCTATTAAAGAAAAAGAGTCAAAATTTAAATAATATCGCTTTTAATTTAAAATCGGAGGCAAAATCTTTAATTTATCACCAATTTATAAAACTTAAAAACGGAATAATTGATTTTATTCCGTTTTATATTTTTGCAGCACCGCAGCCTTCGGCTGCTCTCAGAAGGAGATGAGAATAGATTCAGGGCTTCTTAGTGCAATCTTCCTGTGCTACTTCTGAATGTCTTAACCCAATAATTTTAGCATATCCAGTAACTGTATCCACATCCACAACATATTTTCTACCATAGATGGTATCTACAAGAGATATAGCATTTTTCAAAGTTGCTGTGTCTTGAATGCTACTATTCATTACTGCATTTAAATGATAATTGATTATAAGCAAAAAAACATTTAAAGCAAGTGATACCACAATGAGTAATAAAACAATAGTCTTTTTCATCTTATTTTGTCTTAATATATGGGTTAAACCTCTTTGGAATAGGTTTTTTGGAATTAATGTGCTTCTGTACTCCACTTTCCCCATAGTTGAAGCTCATAGCAGTGGCAGCATCCAATTGTTGATTGGTCATCCATGGATTGTTTTTCTTTAGCTTATCTCTTCTTGCTTTCATTTCAGCAGCAGTAGCTTCAATACCAAACCACCATTGAGGGCTTGTTATGGATTCAGTTGTCCTGCCCTGTTCATTTATAAAATTCTGTTTTTTATATGTGTATGGGGCAGTAGTTGTTACACTAACATCATTATTTGTTATTCTGGTATAAAAATCATCTAATCCCCACAGTGGACCATGTGTTCCTTTGCCATTATCAGAAAGAACTTGCCCTTGAGTACCTACATTATTCTCGTCATTATAAGCTATAATTGCTTGGTCAACAGGGCCTTCTTCAGCTATTCTACTTGCTACGATGGAAGGATTTAATCCATATCTTTTTGCTATAGAATTAACAGAGTCAGTAAACTCTCTATCAACATCAAAATACTTTTGCCTCGTATCTCTTGGTTCACCTCCAATATAACCACTATTAGCATATCTGTCTGCGCTTCTCTTCTGTCTCAGTTCTTCTTCGGTATCTTCTAAACCAATAAACTGTTTTATTCCGTGATATGCCTCACTAAGAAAGTCTTTTCCTTCTTTTGCTGCTATAATACTAGGTATTGCAGGCATTAATCCCATAAATCCTCCACCAGGATATAGATTACCTCCAAACCCATATTTCTTTCTCTTTCCTACAACTGTTACTTTAGGCAAGGTCCATTCTGTTTTTCCATTAATTTCTGTAGGAACAAGTCCTTTCTTAGCCATCATGTCTTTAAGGATAGCTCCTGTATTCCACTGAGAATCATCAATTTTCTGGAAACCTGTAGTTACTACAACAGGACTACCTATAAAGTCAGCAATCTTTCCGAAGAAACTTGCTGTGCTACCCCCATCACTACCATAGTCATTCAAGTCCCAGGCTTTTTGATAAAAGTTTCCTTGGCCATCTGTATATACTGCTGTTGGATAAGAACCCGGATGTTCCAGTTCAGCCTTACTATCTCCATACCATACATTATCAAGATTTCCGATTGGTATCAACTTGTCTCTTGTAATAGCATCTTTAGCTGTCTGGTAAATAGGAAGCTTTCTATCTCCGACAGCCTTTTTTACCAAGCCGTAGTCTCCTTCTTTTCCTTTTATATATCCACTCTTTAAAAACTCTTCTTCCTGCCAACTTCTTGGTAGTAGGTAAGTTCTTTGCGCAGTACCTCCAGTATGAGCAGAGTCATCTAATTCTGGCATCCAATCATGGGCAAAAGGGTTCACATTAGCCCCATTAAATACTTGCCTTGCATACTGCATGGTTCCAGCAGTTGCTCTTTTGGCGACTTCTTCTGGGCTTGGAATACTTTCCAGAGTTTCTACAATTTTATCCCAAATTCCACCACCATCCTCATAAAGATTACCACCAAGTTCATGCTTCCAGTGTCTAGCATTAAGTGCGAAGGTAGCCATCTTCTTTTGAGCAGGAGTACCATGTTCCTTAAACCAAGTAGCAGAGTGTCCTGTTCTCTTCTTAAGAGCAGTAAACTTACCACGATTTTCTGGTTTAATGTGGATAGGGCCACCTTTCTTATATTCATTCATAGCAGCTTCTATTAAAGGTCCTCCAATAGAGTGCTTCTTACCTGTTACTATAACTTCTGGAAGATAGTGTCCTCCCCTAGCATCTCCTTTTATTCCATAATAATCATCAAAATATATTCTATCATATATATTAACAGGAACACCAAAATCAAGATTTATATCTTTTAGCGTTTTTCTAATACTTAATGGAATAGCTGTGTGATTTTGAAGTCTACCACTAAAAGGATTAATATCCCATTTATCATAGTAAGAAACATAATCTCCTTTATTATCTCTTCCTCTACCAACAGTATAATAACCTAATTCTGTATTAAGTTGCTGTTTGTTTTCTCCTGGATTCATATAAGTAGCATCAAATACCATCGCATCTACTGAAGTATCACTAGCTCCAGTGTACTTATGGTCATCTCCTAATATTGTTCTTCCATCTATTGTTTTTTGTGGGAGTCTATAATAGGTTACATCTTCTCCTCCTTGACTAGGCTTATATTTAGATTTTTCTAGCCTTGTATTAAAATGCCTGCTTTCTTCAGGTATTCCAAGATATTGAGCATATATTTCATCGAGAACAGGCATATCTTTCATTGTATTATGATAAAAGTCTGGTTCATTAAGTAAAATAGCTTTTGGAACTCTAGATAAATCATCATAACCAATAGGAGAAAGATTCTCATACAACCTTTGTTTAGCCGCTTTTACAGCACCTCTAGCAGCTGTTCCTATTAATATGGGTCCACCAATAGGAAACTTATTACCAGTATCTCCTCCTTTAGCATACTCATTATATCCAGACCTGATAGAGTTTAAATCATAGACTCCACCTTCTATTGCAAGCTTCATTACATCGGCTTTCTCTGCCATTGATAGTTCATTCCAACTTTTCATAAGAATTATATTTTGGTGCAAAGATAAATAAAAGAATCTGAATAATAAATACCAATAAAGAAAATACTTATATCTCTAAAATAAAAAACGAGGGACACCTAAGAGATTTTGACGGGTTGGCAGGTGTCCCTCTATTGTTTTCTGGGTCTTCAATCCCAGGCGGTAAAGGCAATATTTCTAAACAAGACCTGCCATTCCTCATTCCTTACTAACTAAATTAAAATTGTTAATTCTTCATTAAGAGACCTTGGGCAAAACCTTCTTTAAGCCCTGGGTTGCAGGAGTTTCGCCTGCTGTGTAACCTAGCATCCATCCCCGTCTTACCTCCTAGAACATCCTTCATTGGGTGGCAACCCTCCAGATGAACAGTGACTATAGGTTCTCTGTCTCTATTACGCCCTAAGGATTCTTTACCTGTACCCTTCTTGCGGTCCTTTACCTCCAAACAAGTTGGTAGAATCAAGACTTCAACTATGAAACACTTCTCTCAATAAAGCAGCAATTTTAACCAGTATGGCATAAGTACTTGCTACAACATCTCTCTGGATGCTGGTGCAAAGATACACCTTATTTATAATATAGAGGTAGCATCCGAAGCCAAAATTAGAAAAATTAACATTTATTTTTATAACTTTGTTCCACTACATTGCATAGTAAGCCAAAACATAAACATACAAAATCCTCCAAATATCAGGAGTCCTAATAAGGATGTAAACCCACACCCCACAAAATCTTTAATTGAATTGTCATTATTTTCCATTACCAATCCTCTCCATCTTTAATAGCACTGAAGAATGCTTGTTCACCAGCAGGAATAATTCTTTTTCTTTCTGGTTTTCTGTATTCCTCTTCTGGATCATACTCCTCATAAATATCTTCCTCAAATTCATCAGAATCAGAGTCTATATCAGGATTTGCAGGAGTTACATGATACAATAAATCCAGATTTATTCTTTTAGGTTTTAATATTCTTTTTCTCATAAATATCTGCAAATATAACAATAATAGTTTAAAGCTAGAATATTTATGGGGAAAATTTAATCTTTATTAAATTGTTAAGTAGGAGATGGTTATAGAGAAACGAGTGGTGTTTTTATTTGTGCAGAAAATCCAAAAAGAAAGTAAGCTATTGATAATCAATAAGTTTTTATTTGCTAGTAATTTGCCAATAAACAATTATTCTTTTTTCTGCCAGTTGTTTGAAGAAAATGTTTAGGGAAATTAGAGGAAATTATTGGAAAATTTCTTCTAATTTTTTTCTAAAATTTTTTGGAATTTTTTTCTGGATATTTTTTTCTGTTATAGGTATGCAAGGGAGGAATAATTTTCAAAATTTTATTTTTTGTTTTTAAAATCCTTTGTGTAGGCATGGAGGGGAGAATTTTTTAAAATTATTTTTTCAAAAAATAAAAATTGTTTTATAGTTGTACATGGGAGGAATAGCCACCCCATACCCCTACCTGCCTTCGGAGGAGTGGGTTCTACCCCCTCTGCCTTTAGGGGAGGTGTCTCACGATGAGACTTTGAGTATTTAACTCCCTAAATGCAGTCGTATTCCTTCTCCACAAATGCTTATGACACGCGAAACTCTTAACAGCTTCGAGAACAAGAACAACGTTACCAAGATTACCTCTGACAATGGCTCAGTTAGCTACCTGACTCAGAGTGTATCCTTTGGTGATGAAACCAATGCCAAGGGTGCCTGCAAGCTGAACACCGTTGAGAATGAGAAGAAGCATGTCCTCTTCCTCTTCAATGCAGGTGATGCAGAAGTTGGCCGCTATTACCTGGGCAAGAAACTCCAGGGTATGTCTCCCGCTGAGTTGGTTGAGAAGAAGCACAACCTCTGCTTCTTTGAGAGCTTCAACCCAGAGACTAAGCAGTGGGTTCCCTGTGTTGGCCTCTCTCAGGCAGAAGACCTCACCAAGAGTGCAGTTGCCTTCTAAGGCAGCCTCTTGGCTCCCCCTTGGCCCTAAGTGGGCTGAGGGGTTGCCTCTTGAAACCTTTATTGCACATAGTACTCTATCATTATATTGCACATAGTACACATAGCACACATAATCCCACTGACTTCAAGGACTTCATAGCTTGTGTATTATATATAATAATGTACGTGTACATATTATAATAAAGGAAATAATAGGAAGAAACTACCATCATCAACTTAGATGAAACTATTGGAGATTATAACTCATTGATTTTGTGGTATTTAGGGGGATTTGTGAGAGGTTTTATAACCCCCTCACTCTTCCTTCATCCTATTTTAAATCCTCATTTTTCCATCAAGGTTGAAACTTAATAGCACTTTTTGTCCTTTTATGGATATTGCTATACCCACAACAGTCTAATGAGATAGCATCAAATAGGTAGACTTTCTACTGTGAAGTAGGTTGACATCGAAGTCATTGTGGGACTACGAAGATACAGTTCATACATAGTTATTATCTTTGCAATAAAAAAACATCAGAGCTATGACAAAGGAATTCAAAAGACAGTTTGACTATAATGTCAGAGTTATGGAAGCTGTAAGTCTTGCTGCCTCATTAGGCTATGAGGAAGGCTATTATGGCAACCTTGACTGTGAGAATGTTGATTATTGCAACAGACTTCGTGTAGCTATCAGAAGACTTGTAGGCAATGAATGGCCTGAAAGAGTCAAGATAGCATATTCAGAGAACTATCATGAGGGCTACATGGATTCATGAGCTCTCTTTTCATTTGATTACTTACAACAATTAAAACATAGGAGACATAGATTATGAAGAAAAATGATATTTTCACCTTTACAGCTATCAATGGAGTTGAGGTGACAGCTGTTGTACTTACTGTCTTGCGAGTTTGTAAGACAAACAAAGAAAAGACTTTTATGTGTGAATATTTGTGTTATGCACAAAACAAATTGCTTGAAATTTCTTCTTATTATGGTGAAGTAGGTGGGGAGACAAAAGAGTGGGGTTTCTGCGTAGATTCTGTTATTGTAGACCATGCTATTCTTCCTGACTATGATGAACTACTTGCAAGACATAATGACCTTAAAGTAGCTCAGGCTAAAACTCAAAGTGGAATATAATTATAGTCTACTACACTTACCACTTAACCAATAGTGGAGAGGACAGCCTCTGGCAGGTTTTTACATTTGGTTATTTGGTAAGCTTTCGCTTGGTTATTTGGCCCCATAGCTCAGCGAATAGAGCAACTGATTTCTAATCAGTAGGTCGTAGGTTTGAATCCTACTGGGGTCACAAAGCCCGTGAGGGTCATTTATATAACATTGTTTTTTAGTTTGATTAAAACTATCAGCCCTACAGCGGTAGGGCATTTATGGGAGCAAAGGCATTAGTAAGACACTGAATCAAGAAAAGTATAAAATGTAGGAGCTAATCAGCAGTTCTGCCTCTTTAAAAGTTTTCTTGAGCTGAAGGGGCTGTGTTGGTCTTACACAGTAGTTCGATTCTACTGGCTTCCACAACATACATCTGTCAAATGAATAAATGGAACATAGTTTGGCAGAGGTGAGTAAATTGCGGTATAATAAAGAAACCGAGTTCCAATTGGGAGAGTAGCTGGCTTTAGGTAGTGTCAATAAATCCAAGGCAGCTCTCTCCTTATCTACTGATTATTCTTACAACAAATAAAGTACAATTATGAGAACAGAATTCTATCATGGTTATATGTACCAAATTGAGTACATGAAAGATTTGTCAAACAGTGACTATACTCAGCACAAGGTATACCACATAGCCTCTACTGACTATAAGTTCAAGCATGCTCATGAGGCTATTGAGTCTATCATGAATGATGGCAGCTGGAGAAAGAAGGAATGGGAAGAGAAGAATAAACAAGAGCCAAGCATGGCTAATGCTCTTCACCCATACCATACTTTCAGTTATGATGAAGATTTGGATGTTTATGTCTATACACTTGTTAGGCCCTATGATGATTAAAGAGCACATAGGGCACAAGAAGCCCAATTTAGACTACCCTTATTTGTCATTTCCTGACATAGATGAGAAAGATATTGACTACAAAAAAGAAAAAGAATGAGTTATGTCTTATTATGAAAAGTATCATTGCATTGGCTGTCCGGTAGAGAAATACTGTGGAACTGTGGTTAGTTGCACAAGGCTTTGTCACTCATATAAAGAGGCTGAAGAAGAGCAAACTCCAATTCTTACATTATCTAAATCAACATAGTGCTATGGTTAAGGATAAATATAATGTAGAAGAAAACTTCCTGTGTCTCGTAATGGGTATAATCCTGGCAATTGTATTCGTTGCTCTCATGTTTGGCAGTGAAGGACTTCATATTCTTGCTAACATAGTGTCATTTTAGTCTGTCTCTGACATATCAAGCTGTTATACAAACATAGGCCATAGCCTACTTTAGTAGGTAATGTTCAACTAAATATTTGTATTATGGCAGATCTACATGACATTATTGCTTTCTCCTCTGATGGAGAAAAGATTCTGGGTGTAGTTATCGAGCACTACACTAGCCCTCTTGATGATTTCTATGTTGTATACGCTGATTATGCACTACATAAGTCTCATAATCCTGATGAAGATGCAAATATCATCATAGATAATGTTATCATACCAGCCTGTGATGCGGCTATTGCTGAATACAGACTGAAAAGACAGCATCTTGTTGATATGAACAAAACCAGGAAGGATATTGAGTCTCTTATAGAGGCAATAACATCAAAAATGGGTCTTAGTGATATATTCGGTGAGGATAATATAGAAATTAAATAAACCAAAATTGTTTGGCTTGATTGTTGTAAGGATTGCGCCCTTCTTCTGTCTGGTTTAGCTGGATGGGAGGAGGGCATATTTTTTTCAATAGTTGAGCCTTTTTATTTATCTTTTAATTACTTACAACAATGAATTACGGATTATTCAAAGAAGAGAAGCCAAAGAAGGCACAGCGTGTGTGCAGAGTAGAGAATCTTAATCCTGATAAGGGTATCACAGCATCTTACAGGGTATCAGAAGACCAAAAGAAGCACACAGTAATTCTGTGTCTTGCTGACAAGACTGTCAAGACCACATTTACTAGTGAGTGGATGGCTCTTGACCAATTGGGTAAATACAAGAAACTCTACAAAGAGATAAAGAAAAACCGTTATTAATATTCCTCTTGTTTTGCAATAAATTCCTGTATAAATATACGTTAAAGTTACTAATTAATTGTATATTTATGCAGGTTTTATTTGGTTATTGCATATTTTATGCATATCTTTGCAAACAGAAGAGGCAGTAAAAGAGATTTTCAAATGAACAACGATTTTAAACAGAAGCTACAGGAAAGAGAGTTCTTGGCTCTCAAGGATGAGCACAGGGTTATACTGAAGTGGGCTACTGGCTGTGGTAAGAGTAAGATGACTATAGACCTGATAAACTATCAGTGTATGAATATGCTTGTCCATATTAAGCCAGTCAGAGTTCTTTTTGTAGTTGCTGAAAGAGCACACATAATGAACTGGCAAGATGAGTTTGAGAAATGGAATCTTCGCATAGACAGAGTAAGGACAGATGTTATTTGTTATGCTTCTTTGAAGAACTATAAGAATGAGCAGTATGATATTATTGTCTTTGATGAAGCTCACCATGCATTCTCAGAAAAAAGATTAGCTATTCTTGAGGAGATGGCACAATTCAATTATGCCATTAATAACATTTACCTCCTCTCTGCTACCCTATCTTCTGATAAGCAGGATATGATTGAGGATATCTTCGGGAAATTCAAAACCTCCACCGTCACCTTAAAGGATGCCATTGAAGGAGATATACTTCCTGACCCAAAGGTATATGTAATAGGTATGGAGCTTGATAATGTTAAGAAGCATCAGGAGATTAAGATAGGTAATGATCCAAAGGCTCCTGTTGTCAAATGGGAAGATAGAGCCAAGTATATCTATAAGAATACTCCTTGCATCATACAGTGTACTGAATTTCAAAAGAACTTATTCCTGACTCAGAGTGTTGATTATTGGAATGAAAGGTATCATAGGTCACATACAGAGTTTCAAAGAATCATGGCTGCCAACTATGGGAGCCAGCGTAAGAGGTTTCTTGGAGAACTGAAGACAGGTGTTATCAGAAAACTCATAGAAAGACTCCCCAAGAATAACAGGTTTGTATGTTTCTGTGCTTCTGTAGACCAAGCCAATAATCTTGACTATGTGAATACTATCTCCTCAAAGAGACCCGCTAAGAGTAACCAGCTGATTATTGACAAGTTCAATAATAAAGAGATTAATCACATATATGCAGTGGGTATGATTACCGAAGGTATGAATCTCGTAGATATTCAGACTGGTATCATAGTACAGCTTGATGGTAAGGAGAGACTTTTCTTGCAAAAGGCAGGCAGGGTTATGCGTTCTGATTATCCCAATATATATATCATTTATTACAAGGGTACTCAAGACGAAAAATACCTCAAAGGTGCTTTAGAGAATATAGATTCTAAGTTTGTTAAACATTGTAGTGTGGATGAGTTATGGAAAATTTTATAACTGAAGTTTGGAAACCTACATTAGTTAATCCTGATTATTTGGTAAGTAATCTTGGTAGAATTAAAGTCTTAGATAGGCGTATTTGGAACGAAGCTAATAAGGCTTATAGTCTTAGAAAAGGTAAAATTCTGACTCCTAATAATAATGGTTCAAAACATTATTGGAGAATTGGAATACCTTCAGAGACCGGAAATAAATCTAGTAGGAGAACCTATCAACTTCATAGATTAGTTGCAGAAGCTTTTATACCTAATCCAAATAATCTTCCTCAGGTAAATCACATAGATGGCAATAAGGATAATAATTGTGTATCAAACTTAGAATGGTGTGATCAGAGCTATAACTTCAGACATGCTTATGCTATGGGACTTGTATCAAAAGAAAAGCAGAGTATGCATAGTCATCTTAGAAAGCTTACTGAAGAACAAGTTTCATATATTAAGTCGGAATATGACAAAACTCTATTTGTTGAAAGAGGAGACAAGATGCGTTTTTGTGAAGCTATGCAAAAGAAATTTGGCTTGAAATCTAAGAATACTATATTTTGGATTATACAAGGTGGAACTAATAAATACATTCGTTAATAATCAATTAAACAACATCAAGCTATGAAAATTGTATTAGACACTGAAGTCTGCAAGAAAGAAGGCAAAGATGTAGATGTTGCCCTCTATCTTATTTCTCTCCTCTGTGGCTCTAAGATTACTGTTAATACCTTTGAGAAGGCAAGACAGCAAAGGCTGTTAATGTTTGAGCAGATGTATGATGTGCGTCATCCATTTCCAGAATATGTTTCTCTTAATGTAACAGGAGAGCATATCGTGGAAAGTCTTATGGCAAGTAGTGTAAATGTAGCATCAGAGGAGAGATGTACACAGCTTGCAGAGAAGCTCAGAGAGATATTTCCTTCTGGTAAGAAACCTGGATATGCATATACTTGGAGAGACAGTGTATCCTGTATTGCAGACAGGCTTAAGAAGTTCTTTATGAAATATGGTGATTATACCAATGAACAAGTAATAGAGGCTACCAAAGCCTATGTTGCCTCATTTAATGGTAATTATACCTATATGCAGTTGCTTAAGTATTTCATTTGGAAGAACAAGGTTACTGGTGAGGAGGTAGTGAGAGGCAGGATAGTTGGTGAAGTAGAGAAACAAAGCCAACTTGCTGCTTGGATTGAAGATACTCCAGAAAAGAGTACTAGTGCTGATTGGGATATAAGTTTACGCTAAAATACAAACAATTATGATTTTTAAAGTAAGTTTCAAAGAAACGAAAGACAACCCCTCAAAGGTTGTGTACAAAGCAGGATTAAATGTCAATGTTGTTTTAAAGGGCAAGGTAGAATTACCTGATTTCTGGCCTTTAGTGCCTCCTGAGATTCAAGAGTGGGTAGCCAATCAGACAAAAATAGAACTGTTTGAGAATATGGCTGATAATACACTGACTATTTTCTCTGAAGGAGTAGCAAAGTGTAGAAAAGATGACAAGTATGACAGCCTGCTTGGAGAGAGACTGGCAGAAGCTAGGGCTAAGTATCAAGTCTACAAGTTCTTCTACAATCTTTGTGATAAGCTGTATGAGTACTACAGTAAGATATTATTTGGTCCTCATGGAGTAGTTGATTGCGGAGAAGGTAGCTGCATAGGCAGAGACCTTAAGAAGTATGAGGGTCTATATAACAAAGAAGCACATCATATTGAAGAATTGCTAGCAAGTAAGGAAAATGGATGAAGTAGTTAACACACCAGTTTCTCTTGTAAATAATACTCTTCAGCAACTTGAGGATAGAAGGCAGAAGATAATGGATGGTGGAGTGAATTGTATCCCTTCACCATTTGGAAGATTCATAGATGATTTCTATGGCATAGAGCAGAGTACATACTATGTAGTTACTAGCTTTACCAAAGGAGGTAAGAGCCAATTTACCTCATTTGTGTTCTTGTATAGGACTATTATGTATTCTTACTTTACCAAGGCAGACATTGACTTCAAAATCATCTACTTCAATCTTGAAGAAACTAAGGAGAGAATTCTACAGAGATTCATGTCCTGGCTTCTTTACAGATTTAGTCATGGGGCTATCAGAATAAGTCCTAAGGATTTGCGTTCTACTACTAATCCTGTTGATGAAGCTGTTCTTGATAGACTTAGACAGCCTGATATACAAAACATCCTTGAGTATTTTGAGGAACACGTCATCTTCCCCACTGAAGCTGCTAATCCTACTGGTATATACAAATACTGTAAGCAATATGCCGAAGAGCATGGTACTGTACACAAGAGAAGTGTCAAAATCAAAGATGAGCTTGGACAACTTCAGGATACAGAAGTCTTTGAATCTTATGAGCAGGATAATCCTAATGAGTACAGAATGGTGCTTGTGGATACTGTTAATCTTATAGACACAGAAAGGGGAATGAAGCTCAAGGATTCTATTGACAAGTTATCTGAGTATGAAGCCAAGTATTTGCGTAATAGGTATCACTATTCCATTATTAATATTCAGCAGCAGGCTTTTGAGTCAGAAGGTAATGAAGCATTCAAACTAGGAAGAGTAAGACCTTCAGCTGTGGGCTTAGGTGATTCAAAATATACCTCCAGAGACGCCAACATAGTCTTAGGATTATTCTCCCCATTCAGGTTTGGTATAACTGAATACCTTGGGTATGATATAACTATTCTTAAAGATAGAATCAGATTCTTGGAAGTTATTACTAATCGAGATGGAGAAATGGGAGGAATATTACCGCTTTACTTTGATGGTGCTGTATGTGACTTTAGGGAGTTGCCAAAGCCTGATGATAAGGCAGCTTTGGATAAGATATACAAGCACTGTAAGGCTCTTGATGCAGCTAAGGCAGCTCCAAAGGTTACTAATCAGCCTACTACAAAGCCTGTATTGCTTCTCTCTGTTGCTAATAGTATTAAACATTTTATAAACATCAATTTTAAACATTAAGTTAAACAAATGAGTAATTTAGTTATTATTTTAGGCTCTTCTGGTACTGGAAAATCAACAAGTATCAAGACTCTAGACCCTAAAGAGACTGTTATTCTCAATGTTCTTGGAAAAGATTTGCCATTTAAAGGTTCCCGTGTAAACTACACTAAGGAAAAGCTGAATCACATCCAATCTTCTAACTGGGAACAAATACAGTCTATGATGCAGTCCATCTCAAAGAACAAGCCTGAAATTCACAATATTGTTATTGATGATGCGATTTACATCATGAGAACAGAGTTCTTTGACAGAAGTCGTGAAAGGGGCTTTGATAAATACAATGAACTAGCAGACCATTTTAGAAAAATTATTGCTGCTGGTAACTCTTTAAGAGATGATATCACTGTATTTATGATGCTACATACAGAACCTCTTGAGGCTGATGGCTCTATTATAGGATATAAAGCATCTACAGTAGGCAAGTTGCTTGATAAGATGTATAATCCTATTGAGTCTGTGTCTATTACTCTTTTCTCACAGCCAAAATACGATGACAAGGGAAAGCCCACATTTGGATTCTGGACTCATCCCATGAAGATTAATGGCATTGAAATTCCTGCAAAGTCTCCTGATGAGATGTTTGCCGAGGACTTTATTCCTAATGACTTACAGCTTATTGTAAATAAGATGAAGGAATATTATGGAGGATAGAGTCAAGATATTTCCAATTCATAACATATAACATATCTTTTAACAATTAAATTAACAAGTTAAACAATGGAAAAAACATTTTCTAAAATTGAGATTAGTGTAATTAAGTCAGCTGCTAAGAATGCTGCTCCCTATGTAGCTAAAAAGCACAAGTTAGAAGCCCAGATTAAGGAGGTTGAGGAGAAGGTAGCAGAACAGATTAGAAAGCGTGCTGAGGAGAAGATTGAGAAGATTAGACTTGAGATGAATGGCTATCAGTCTATCATTGACTCCTTGAATGCTTCTGTAAAGCAGATTACCGGTGGCTATACTACTGAGGACTTGGTTGACATTAAGAAAGAAGCAACTGGTCAGATGGATCAGAAGACTGGCAAGGAAATCTTCAAGACTGTCTATGCCTTGAAGTATCCTGAAACTGTTGTTCCTCCTACTACTGAAGGTGTTGCAGGCTCTGACTATGATAAGGATGCAGCTATTGCAGAAATTCCTGTTCAGGAAGAAGCTCCTGAAGAGATGCCTGAGGAATTGATGGCAGAACAGGCAGAGGTAGCAGCAGAGGCTGAAAGTGCAGACCCTTTTGCTGGAACTGCTGAAGGAGACCCATTTAACCAGTAAGGAAATCTCTTAAAGGAACTTTTTGATTAATACTCTTTTAATTACAATGAGGAGACAAGTTCCCTGCTACTGCCACTATTGAATTTTTGCAGTCATTAGAGTTTCCTCATTTTTATTTGAAATATATACAAACAGTTTAAAAAGTTATTTAATATGGCAATGAAAGCTAATGCATCCGCACAGGGTGCTTCATTCAAGAATTATGTAGGTGTTGGCTCTTTCCGTGTATGTGGTGTTAATCCCACTAAGGAAGAGATGGAGAAGTTCTTTGGTCGTAGCTTTGACAAGGAACCCGAGTATCTCAAGGACATGGTAGATACTCAGGATAACAACAAGCCCTACAAGCAACTGCGTGTTACTTACCTTATTCAGGCAGACCCAGCTGCTGATATTGACCCCAAGAACAAGGCATCAAGAGAGGCTAATGCAGCTCTGACAGAGCCATTTAAGACTACTATCACGCTCTTCATTGATTCCCGCTATCTCTTCAACAAAGACAAGAGTAAGGTGCAGGTGATTGACAAGTATGGCAGAACTGCATGGGTTACTGTTGAACAGTGCAAGAATCATCAGATTCCTGTGTATAGCAATGGCCCTGCAAAGCTTGATGCTGATTATCGTCCTGCTTATAGGGGAGAAGAAGAGCTGTTACAGTTTGTAGTAAACTATCTGAATGTCACTCCTCTTGACACATACAATAGCAATACAGGTACTTGGATGACAAATCCTCATCCTGAGGACTGTGAGCAGGGTCTTTATCAGATTAAGGACTACTTCAATGGTAATATCTCTGAGCTTAAGGAGCATCTGGGTTATATGCCCGATAACCGTCTGAAGATTCTGGTTGGTGTAAGAACTGATGACCAGGGAAGACAGTTTGGTACTGCATATACCAGAATGACTCTTCGTAATGGTGCTAAGAGCTACACTAAGCTGAGTGATAAGATTACTGGTGATGCTCAATATCTGAATGGTGCAGTATTCTCTGATGCTCCTGATGGCAGCATTACTAACATCCATGAGTATGTAGAGAATGTCAAGGAGACTAACTTTGACGGTGCTCCTGCTGCTTCTGATGACCCATTTGCCAAAGCAGCAGCACTTCCTGAAGATGACCTGCCTTTTGGTGAGCCAGACAACAATGACTCTGACCCCTTTGCTGATGTAAAATAAGTACTAAATATCCCTGATGTGTATGAAGGCTAATAAAAGTGAGTGGGAGTCTGTCGATAGTATAATGAAGAGAGTTAGTCACGCTGACTTACTTTCTCATTATCTAGGCATAACTTCTCTTCCTGTGCTTATCAATTCTCCTTTGAGAAAAGATACACACCCTTCATTCTTCATCTATTCACCTGATGGCGAAAAAGTTCTTTACAAGGACTACGCCACAGGTGATTGGGGGGATATTTATTCTTTGCTTCAGAATAAGGAAAACATCAGTTTTTCTGAATTGTTACATAGAATATCCCTGGAAAAGTCATTTCAAAAAAGTGAATCTACCCTACTTTCTTCTGCTCCAAAAAGAAAATTCTATACAAGAACACCCAGAGAGCTGAAAGTGAAGATAAGAGACTGGGAGAAACACGATATTGAATACTGGCAACAGTATGGTATTTCACTTGAGTGGCTTAAATTTGCTGAAGTCTATCCTATTTCACATAAGATTATATACAAAGGAGGACAAAGGTATGTATTCCATGCTGCCAAATATGCCTATGTATTTGTAGAAAGAAAGGAAGGCAATATATCTCTTAAGGTCTATCAGCCTTTGGTAGAAGACAAAAGACGCAAATGGGATAATAGCAATGATGCTTCTGTAGTTGGGCTATGGGCAAAAATGCCTCCTAAGGGAGAAAAGCTGGTAATATGCTCTTCTCTTAAGGATGCACTTTGTCTATGGGCTAATACAGGGATACCTG